TTAGGAGATCGAATGTCTTCACGAGAACTCCAAGAATGGATCGCATATCAGAGCATCGTGGGATGCCTGGACTCACGCCAGCGTGCTGACCTCGGCGCGGGCATTGTCGCGTCGACTGTCGCCAACGCGCACAGATCATCACGGTCATCAAAGTCGTTCAGCCCGCAGGACTTCATGCCATATGTCGAAGTTAAAAAACAAACGCCAGAGCGCGCGCTCCAAAAACTAAAGCAACAGATGGGAATTAGATAATGGCCACAGTCGGATCATTTGTAGTCAACACCTACATGAACAACGAGAACTTCATGGCTGGCGTTAAAGCGTCGCAGTCGGCTGCCAAGAAAATGGAGACAAGCATTGGCTCAAGCATGGACAAAATCAATGCAAAGCAAATGAAGAATGTGGTTGGTGGCGCGTTAAAAGCCGTTGGAGTTATTGGAGCAATTGAGGTTGGTCAGCAAATCATGCTTGCCACAATCAAGGGCATGGCTGATGGAACGGTCAAAGGCATGGGCGACTTTGGAATGATTGCCGCAAAAGCAGTGACTGGCGTTATTAAAGGTATCCCAGTCCTCGGAACTTTTATGGAGATCGGCGAGGAGATTGGCAAATGGGTAGCGGGAGTGAATGAATTAGATGCAGCAGCGGCCAAGAGTCGCGCGCAATTTGAGGAAATTGGAAAAGTTTTGATACTGATGAATGCCAGTAAAATAACTGGTACAGCCGGTGCAGATAATTCATTTTTAAAAACCGCGCAATTTGGAATGACAGACGACGAAATTGCTAGGCAAACGGTTTTGTCAAAAATGAAAAAAGAAGATCACGAAGCCAACCAAGCCTATATAGAAATGGCAAAAAAAGCCATAAAAGAAAATGCAATGGAGGAAGACAAATATGGAAGAATTTTTCAAGATGAATACAAAACAAAAATTGGTATGCAAAAGTTGAATGCTGCCATTGCAAAATTTGAAGCAACTCAACTAAAAAACCGAGAAGCAATCAACGCTGAAATGAAAATCTATCAGGAAGATTTGCAGAAACAAATAGACACCCAAAAAGAATTACAAGACGAACAAAATGCAATCATAAAATTTTTCGATGACGAAGAAGCGGCGCAAACTGAAATCAACAAATTGGTTGACAAGGCAAACGGATTGGGCATGACCGCCAGAGATGTGGAAATTCAAAGGCTGGCATCCATAAATGGCATTACCGCCTCAATGATTGATCAAGGCATCGCCGCATGGGATTTGGTCGAAGCGGGTAAAGCGCACGCAGACACAGTCAAAGACATGTTGAGTACCCAAGAGGAACTATCAAAAGCAAACATGGGTGTGAATGCCGCAAGTGGTGACTTGGAGTCCGCGCAAGCCAATCGAAACGCAAGCGCGACCAGCGTCAGCAGCGCGCTCGGGTCAATCAAGATCGAAGGCGTGTCCGACTTCTCAAAATCAAAGGAAATTGAGAAGGCGAAAGAGGCACTAGCGGCCGCTAAAGATACGCAAAGCAACACCAAAAATATGTTGGCTCAACTTGTCAAACTCAATCAAAATATAGGAGCGACTCCATGACATTGGTATTTCAACAGACGAGTCGCACTGGTTCTTATGATCGCGGCAAGTGGACTGGGTCTACGGCTTATTTGATCTTTGACGACGCAGGCGCATCTTTGACAGTTGCCTCCATTAGAGCCGCCGCTTCTGCGGCGGGCACGCTTGTCTTTGGCGCAGGCACTGAAACAGTGATGGCTACTTTGATGGAGTTCACGAGCGCGTCATATAGTCCAGTGCCCGACGGCTTGGACAAATACTGGACAGGCACTCACAGTTTTGAACAGTCTTTGACTATCGACGGAACCGCCGTGGAAGCGCAAGACCTCAAGCAAGAAAAACAAGTTGGATTCACATCTATCGAAGTCAGCGCGCAGGCAAATGTCAATGATATTTGGAGAACAGGTGCAACGCTACCGGCAAGCGACGCTTTGAAATCGGCTCCATCTCTCATAGATATTGTCGGTACTCCAGTCGACAGCGCAGGCGATCCTATTTCGAGCATCCAAGGCGTGCTAAATATCAGCGTGCGCAATGTCGTGATTGGTCGACCAAACTATCTCTTGTTTGCCAACACAATAGGAAATAGAAATAGCGTGGCTTTTACTTTTGGAAATAGTGCGACCGCTACTCAAAATCTTGTTTGCCCGATCGGGTCGCTAGTCTTTGACGGAGCGACATCAAGCCGCATTGGCCCGAATCAATACGAGGTCAATTTCTCATTCACGCTTGACACTGTGACTTATCACTTGAAACAGGTTCCACTTCGCAATGGTGACGGCAGCGTGGTTCCCGACCAACCAACTCCCGCTACTGCCGTGTCGGTCAGCAATCCGTGGCGGGCTTCAAAGGTCTACTGGAAGCAGCCATTCCCTACAACTTCAGCATTTAGTTTGCTCGGAGTGGTGACAACCTAATGAATCTCAAGCCGAACATTGATGGTTCATTCGGCCCATTCTCGCAACGAGGATTCAAGAAACTCACGGACAAAGTTAACGAGAAAAAACAGAACAACTTGAGGCGCAACGCGCCGAGAGTTCTGACTGTCTTTCTTGCAAAGATCACAGGCAACACAACCGTGATCTCAAATCGACGCTGGAAATACACCTGGCAAGAAGCCGAGCAATACACGGACACCGTGCAGAAGTTTCAGACCAAGGGCGGCAGCGCAATTACGAGTTCGACCACGACAATCGGATTTGCGTACAACACGATTGAGGCGTTGCAGCAGACCAGCGGGACATACGACGGCCCGGGGCTTACGCACGCAAACATTCCGACTGGCTTCACATTGCAGCCGATTGCCACTGGAACCTATGTGCTGATGCACGCTTCGATCAATGCAACAGACGGAGCGCAAGCATTCTCATTCTGCGTCTCCAACGCCATCGACGGAGCGTGCGCATAATGGCTCCAGTTAAACAGCAAAAAAACTTGACACCGCTGCAAACGACTGTGCTCGTCGGGCAGCTGGTCAGCATCCTGATTGCCTTGGGTCTTTATGTGTCGTCGATCGGCGAGAAGAATGCAGTCTTGACACGGATTGCAGAGGACACAAAACAATTGACCGTGACCGCAGCGGAACTAACCAAAGCCGTCATACGCGGTCAAGCAATAGATGAAAAGCACACTGAAGCCATCGCCGCGTTGGCGTTGAAAATTGATCGGATGAACTCGAAATAATGGAGGACATATGGAATTTCTTTCTCACGCTCTCGGTACTACTTTTTTTGGCATTCTGCTATTGGTGGTTGGCTGGCTCGGAGGCTCGTTTTTCGGATTCAACGAGGTTAAAGCAAAGTGGTTCGACAAGCGATAATTCTCGCCGCCCTCACAGCGGGCTGCTCGGCGACCAAGGAGATCGCCTCCAGCGCAAGCATCGCCGCAAGTAGTGCACACTCGATCTATGAGCGGAGTGTGTTCATCACGACACACTCCGCTCAACCCGAGATCGTGGCCGCAGCGGTCACTATTAAAGCAGACGCGGAGATCATCCTGCACGAAACACGCCAAATTTCCATAGCCGTGGCAGGCGTAAAAGACATCGTGCCGTTTTGGATGACGCTGATTCAGTGGGGTCTAGGAGCCGTCGTGGCGGTCGCGCTGGTGGTGCTGCTGTGGCAGACAGGACTCGGCACACTCATCCGTGTCGCTATCGGTTGGATCCCGCGCCGCGTGCAGAACGAAGCCGACTTGGCCGGCAAGATGCTGAGTGACGACCCCGCAACGGCGCGCGAATTTGTGGCGGCAAAGCGTGCGAGCGATCCACTATTCGCGGCGGCGTGGGGGAGGTCTACGAAATGAGTTTGATGAATGCGGCGGGATGTTGCTGCTGTGCAACTCCTATTTGTAATTGTTTGCCATCAAGTTATCAAATGACTTTTCAAAGTTTTACAGTAGTGCTAGGCGTTGGAACTTATACAGTACCTGCTCAAACTGTTACGGCATACAAATGCTGTTTTTCTTACGACTCAGGCGATGGATATGGGGTTCAAAATAGAATTGTATATCGCCCATCTTTAATTAATATAGGCACATATTACCCATCTATACCGCTTTATTTTGCCATACATTTTGGAGTAGATACAAATTACAACACACAATATAATCCGTGCGTGGTTCAAGTAGAATTTGGAATATTTTCACCTAATTACCATACCAATACTTCTTCATTTTGCTTTAACACTCCATCTGTTATAAATGCAAATACAGCATGTCATTTTGTAGGGACAAATGAAACTTGTTATGACCCTGACGGAAATTTGTTTTCCAATACATTTATGCAAAGCGTTATACGCAGTTATTTTGATGATTGCGCCTGTCCTACATATGATGCAAATGATATTTGTTGTGGATATAATCCTTATAATATTCATGATTTCAACGGAGATTACGGTTTTTCGCAAGATAAAAGATGTAATTTAATAAATGTCAATAAGGGACATACCCCGCCAGGGTATGTATTATATTTTTATTTGAATACAACTGTTTCCGTTGTTTTTGTTTTATCATGATTTCCTGCGACCACTGGAGCCAGTGCGGGATCAACGGCGGCGGCTGCTGCGCCGCAGATCACTACGGCGGCAAGCCATCATTCGGCGTGTGCAATCAATGTCCGCACAGGGTTGTCGACGGCGCATTGATTGACAAAGAAAAATCCACAATCGAACTTGCCAAGCAATACGCCCGCGCCGAACTAACACACGCCACGCAAGGCCCAGCAAGCGAAGCGGACGCGGCGGCGCGCCTGGCTATTTGCATGGCTTGCCCTGATCGCGCGGTGGAGTACAAGGGCATGACTGATACAGAAAATAGGGTAGGGTGGTGTACTAAGTGTGGCTGTGGCTCGTCTCCACGGGCTTTACTTACTGTGAAAATTACACTAGCTGGCTATGAATGTCCTTTAAAAAAATGGGCGGCTGTTCCCGGCACTGGGGCAACGGTCGCCAGCGCAGTGGACGCAGTGGCGGGACTGGCGAAATCAATCATCCACAAGTTGTCAAGTTAAGTGGCAATTAAACTTCTCAAATGTGGCGGCTAAAGCACAAATAACTTTCGACCGAATGTCGGAGAATGTTTAAGACTTTCCGCACCTTATTTCGTCTTTGTACTTTAAACGCCTACAATACAACCCTTATGCTGACACTCACCGACGAGGTTCTCGCGTGGGAATTGTGGCTCGTGGATCAACAGGGCTACGACATTCATCACTCTAAGAATGCCGGGCGATGGGCGCGGCGATGGGTCGAGCATGCAGGCGATCAACTCACACCCGCATCGTGCGTCGCATGGTTGAGTGCGATGAGCATGAGCCGCAAACTATCGCCGCAGACCGTGCGCAATCGCATGAGCCTGTGCAGGCA